GAAGAATTGCTGGCCTATGAGGGCTCGGAAGAGAATCTGCCCGCCAAGTCCATTATCTGGCAGAGCCAGGAGTACGCGGCCTGGCCCGTGCAGATTGAGGGTATTTCCTCGAGCAGCGACGGCACCGCCTCTCGCCCGACCTTCGCCGCCGGCAACGTCAACGGGCGTGTCACGGCACTGTGCCTGGCTTTCGAGGACATGCTCAAGTTCAAGCTGACGGTCCGCGAGACCCTGGCGCAGTACCTGGACGCCGCCAACTTCCCTGACGGAAACCCAAACGCTGACCCGACTCAGGAGGCACTGGAGATCTGGTATATCGACCAGAAAACCAGCGAGGACGGTGAGGCGGTGGTCTGGGAGCTGTCTTCCCCGGGCGAGATCGACAATCACGGGCTGCCTGGCCGGCAAATGACGACGTTCTGCCACTGGGCCATGACCAACGGTTACCGGGGGCCGGACTGCGGCTATACCGGCGCGGCCATGTTCGACGACGAGGACAACCCCACGGACGACCCGGCACTGGACCAGTGCAAGGGCTGCCTGTCGTCCTGCAAGTTGCGCTACGGCGAGAACAACGAATTGGCCTTCGGTGGCTTTCCTGCTGTTTCCCTGATTGCCCGGAGCTGATCATGCGTAAGCACATTATCGCGGCCATTCAGGCGCACGCGGCCGCGCAGTACCCGAAAGAATGCTGCGGCCTGCTGCTGGCCATCGGGCGAAAGCAGAAGTACTTCCCCTGCCGAAACATCGCCACGGAGCCGAGCGAAGAGTTTCGGCTCGATCCCGAGGACTACGCTGCGGCGGAAGACTTGGGCGAAGTGATCGGCATTGTCCACTCGCACCCGGACGCCACCAGCAGACCGTCACCGCACGACCTGGCCATGTGCGAGGCCACGGCGCTGCCCTGGCACATTCTGTCGTGGCCCGAGGGCGACCTGCGCACGATCACTCCCACGGGCAGCACGCCGCTGCTCAAAAGGCCGTTCGTACACGGTGCATGGGACTGCTGGCAGGTCTGCGCAGATTGGTATCAGCGCGAGTGGGGGATTGAGTTTGAGGCCTTCCAGCGCACCGATGGTTGGTGGGAGAGCGCGGAAAATGCCAGCCTTTACGAGCAGCACTACGAGGCCGCCGGCTTTGTTCGCGTCGATCGGCCGCAACGTGGTGATCTGATCGTCATGCGCGTTGGCCGGACAGTTCATCCGAACCATGCGGGGGTCTACCTCGGTGCTGACCCAGCGCTACCCGGCGAAGAGCCGGCCACCTACGGCCCTGGCCCTTTCCTGCTGCATCACCTTTACGGCAGGCCGTCCGAGATCATTGTATACGGCGGCCCTTGGCACGATCGAACCTGCTTGGTCCTTAGATATGAGTGCGAAGGCGATTGGAAGTCATAGTCAATGCTTCAATCGGAATTGCCAGGTAATGTTCAAATTAGCTGGCCTTTCCGTACTGTGGTGACGTATATGCTGTCTCGATATCGTGCAATGCATGAGCCAACGATTATTCTGCCCCGTCACTATCCAAAGATTTTGAGTTTAGTGTAGGCTTAGGGGCGATATGTTCGATAACTGTTTGCTCTTGTATCGTTTTTTTCATTTCGCTGTTGTACGTCTTAAATCCTATGTAAGCCCCAAATACCAGGACGGCGTAAAATCCAATAGCAATAGTTATTATTGAAATCATTCGGATTTTTCTGTACCCGGGTTCGCCGCGCTTAACTGAGTCCCATGTACTTTTAAGTATGGGGCCAGCAGCTGCTCGAATCTCTTCACTGCACTGCATTACTTCTCTTAATTGTTTGTTTTTTAACCTTCTTGCTTTTGACACTGCTATCATCAGCTTGGCTTCAGGGCTTTCTGGGTTTTCCTTGATATGCTCCGGATTTAACCTAAGTTGAATTTTGCTAAGATTTTCTGAGGCTCTAGCATAAGCTTCTCTAGTCTCTTTGAAAAATTCGATTTCTAGCTGGTGTTTCTCCTTTTGTGAGTGAAAGTTTGCCCCGATGAACTTGGCTGGGTTGCGTGCTCTATATAACTCTTGCGCTGCTGAGTTGTATTCGGCAATCTCATTTCTCAAGCCATCTACCCATGCAAGTCTAAACTCTGAAACCTTGTTCTCCTTGGCGCTGACCATGTTCATGATCGAAAAGAAACCGGTGAGAAGCGCTGCTGTAATCACGCCAAAAGCAACATATACTGTTGCGGGAATTGAGGCTACGTCCATTTAACACTCCATTGTTGTTTGTAGAATTCTAGTTGGGAAGTTAGTAGCTGCATATATTGATTGTATTATGGCATTGTGCTATCGCAATGAATACTGTGAATTCATACAAGTGTCCAACGCTGCAGCGTGCTGCGCGGATAGCGGCTTGTCCATCCATTCGCCGTCCGAAGCTCACATCGAGTTTTTACGGATATCGATGCTCAGTGCTACAGTCCTGCCAAATCAAAGAGGGAACGACATGCGGATTTTGATAGCGGCTTTAGCGGTAGTGGTGCTGGCGGGGTGCACCACACCTGGCGATCTCAAAAGCGGAAAGGCGACCATCAGCGCCTCGTCGAATAAGACGCCTAAGCAATATGCTCTCTGCGTGATGCCGAAATGGCAGGATGCCCGCTCAGGCTCCACGATGACCGAAACCTCGACTGGTTACAGGCTAATCGTTGCTACTGACTCGACAGCCGAGGAGCTTTTAGAGGTGAATCGATCCTCCAATGGAAGCAGTGTTGCGCTGTATCAGCGATTGTCCTGGGCTCCCGGTTACGGTAGATCAGCAATTGAAAAGGCCGTGCGCGACTGCCTGTAACGAACAACCACATCAAGCCGCCTACGGGCGGCTTTTTCATGCCCGGAGAAAACCATGGCAGCGCTCGTAATCGAATACCAGCCACTCACCAGAATCCTGCTTTTCGGTCAGCTACGCCAGTTCGGTCGCTCCTTCAGGCTGTCGGTACGAACGACGGCAGAGGCGATCAAGGCGCTTTGTGTGCAGGTTCCTGGCTTCGAGCGGTTCTTGTCGAATGCGAAGTCTCGAGGTATTGAGTTTGCAGTGTTCAGGGGAAAAAAGAATATTGGAGAAGGCCAACTCTCTTTTGGCGGAGAAGGTGACATCCGCATTGCTCCAGTGATTACTGGCAGCAAACGGGCGGGGATTCTCCAGACGATTGTTGGCGTAGTGCTGCTCGCTATTTCGTACGTATTCCCGGTTACTGCGCCATATTTGGCTCCGGCCGGCATCGGCCTTGTCGCCGGCGGCGTAATCCAAATGCTCAGCCCACAGGCCGGCGGCCTGAAGACCAGCGCTGCGCCAGAGAACACCCCCGGCTACGCCTTCGGCAGCGCCAAGAACACCACAGCATCCGGCAATCCTGTCTCGCTTTGTGCGGGCCGTCGGCGGTGGGGCGGGGCGATTATCAGTGCCGCCATTTATGCGGAAGACCAGATGTAAGGTCTTACGGTAGCTCGGCGGTCGTCGGTTTGGGGGACCTTCTAAAGCGCGAAGTACGCACGTATCTGCCCAGCATCCAGAGGCCAACAGATATACCCGCCGCCACAATGCAAACAATCCAGATTCCGAGCACCTGCCCAAATCGGTAAGGGCTCAAATAAACTGAAAATACGAGCACCGCAGATTTGATAACCGTTTTTAAGATATAGGCCCATATCAAAATGGATATTGCGTAGAAGGGTATCGAGGCTAAAAAGCGTAGCGAATAGAGTGCTTTACTCATCAGCGTTTACTTCCCTGATGGCTGATAGGGACACCCATGGTAAGGGCTTCTCGCGCCATGTCCAGCATCGAGGCACTCATACGAAAATCACCAACCGCCCACAAGGCGGTTTTTTATTGCCTGGAGAAAAGCATGGGCGCAGCACACAAGATCGACGTCTATGGCGCCAAGGGCGGCTCGGAAAAGCCCAAAACACCTACAGAGGCACCAGACAGCCTGCGTTCCGTCGCCATTGCGAAAATGCTTATTGCTGTGGGTGAGGGTGAGTTTGACGGGGCTCCTACCGCCAAGGACATCTTCCTCGACAATACGCCGCTGCAAGACCCGCAGGGGAACATGAACTTCCCGAACGTGAAGTGGGAGTGGCGCAGCGGGGCTGTGGATCAGTCTTATATCCAGGGCATCCCATCGGTCGAGAACGAAACAACCATCAGCACCGAGCTGCGCAGCGGCACGCCATGGGTTCGAGCGATCACCAACACACAGCTCTCAGCTGTACGTGTGCGCTTTGCCTGGCCTGCGCTCCAATCGGTGGACTCCGGCGGCAACATCAACGGTTACACGATCGGCTATAAGGTCGAGCTGGCAACGGATGGGGGGACTTACCAGGAGGTTTTGAACGAGGCAGTTTCCGGCAAGACCACCAGCCTGTACGAGCGAACCCGCCGTATCAATCTGCCTCGCGCGACCACCGGATGGCTGCTGCGCATCACTCGACTGACTGCAAACCAGAACAACAATAAAATCTCCGACACCATGCAGATTGCCGGCTTCACCGAGGTGATCGACGCCAAGATCCGGTACCCGAACACCGCGCTGCTTTACATCGAGTTTTCTGCTGAGCAGTTCCGCAGCATCCCGGCTGTGACGATCGAATGCGACGGCCGAAAATGGCAGGTGCCGAGCAACTACGACACCAGATCGCGAACCTACACGGGCGTCTGGGACGGAACATTCAAAGAGGCCTGGACCGACAACCCTGTTTGGCACACTTACGGAATCACCACGAACGACCGTTTCGGCCTTGGCCGTCGTATCAAGCCGTGGATGGTGGACAAGTGGGAGTTGTACCGCATCTCGCAGTATTGCGACCAGTTGGTGCCCGACGGTAAGGGCGGTATGGAACCGCGCTTCCTCTGCAACTTGAACCTTCAGAGCAAGGCTGACGCCTG